TAGATGTAAAGATCAAATCTGAGATCGACTTGAGCCTGTCCAAAATGGAACGGGTTATCATGCAACACATTGCCGAATCACAGGATCGTGTGATCCTACACCAGGCAATGAAACATCTAATTGTAACCGGGAATGTCCTGGTTTACATGGGTTCGAGTGGTGTCAAATTGTACCCTCTTGACCGCTATGTGGTCTGCCGTGATGGAGAGGGACAACCCACTGAGATCGTTACTGTTGAATCAATTAACCGTCAATTCCTACCTGAAAAATTTCAGAAGCCTAAGTCCGGCATCAATCGAGTGGATGACAACACTGCCACTCCTTCTATTGATGTCACGGTAGGTGAGGATGAAGCTGCTGTATACACTTGGGCCAAGCTCCAAGATGGACAGTGGCGTTGGCGACAAGAAGTAGATGGTGAGATCATAGAAGATAGCTACGGCAAAGCTCCTAAGACTCAAACCCCCTGGCTGCCCCTTCGCTTTAACATTGTCGATGGTGAAGACTACGGACGTGGCCGCATTGAAGAATACCTCGGTGATCTTAAGTCGCTTGAGGGACTCATGCAAGCTATGGTCGAAGGCTCCGCTGCTTCTGCTAAGGTGGTCTTTCTGGTATCTCCTTCTGCTACCGTCAAGCCTTCTACTTTGGCAAAGGCCGGCAATGGAGCCATTATCCAAGGCCGTCAAGAAGATGTGTCCGTGGTACAAGTAGCCAAGCAGGCTGACTTTGCCAGCGCATATCAAATGATTACTCAGCTCACACAGAGACTGAGTGAAGCGTTTCTTATTCTTACGGTACGTCAATCAGAACGGACTACCGCAGAAGAGATTCGCGCTACCCAGCAAGAACTTAACGAACAGCTGGGTGGTATCTATGGGAACCTGACTACCGAACTGTTGCAGCCCTACCTTCAGCGCAAGCTGTTTGTGTTGCAACGTTCGAAGATCCTTCCCAAACTTCCTAAAGGTGTGGTGTTCCCCACCGTCATCGCAGGTATCGAAGGTATTGGCCGTGGTCAAGACCGTGAGTCCCTGATGATGTTCCTTCAAACTGTGTCCCAGGCCCTTGGTCCTGAGGCAATGGTTAAGTTTGTAGACCCCGAAGAAGCAATCAAACGTCTGGCTGCTGCTCAAGGCATCGACACTGTGAAGCTGGTTAAGACCGCCGATCAGCGTCAGCAAGAGGAACAACAGATGCGCCAACAAATGACTCAGGCATCTCTTATGAACCAAGCCGGTCAGCTTGCAAAAGCTCCGATGATGGATCCTGATAAGAACCCTGGTGTCATGGAAGCTATGCAAAACACCGTCAATGGAATCTCAAGCGCCGCTCAACCCCAGCCCGGCTGAACTCCCTTCAGCAACGCCCACTCAACTAAGCACTCGCAAAAAGACGGCTGGCAAAGCCAACGTCAAACAAAACAAAGTGAAACCTGAACCAAAGAAACGGGTAACCACTCCTGGTCTTGGTATGGTTTCTATCACCACTCACTAATTACTGCTAATCCACCGCTATGGCTGAAATCACTTTTGAGGGAAGCGACCCCGCAGTTACCGAAGCCCGACAGGCTGAGGAAGCTCGCCTTACGGAGCTTGGTGATAAGCTGATTGCCGAAGAACAAGAACGCAATCGCTCTAAATATGAACAAGCCCAACGAGATGCTGAGGCCGAACTCAGGTATGCCGGCAAATTCAAGTCCGCTGAGGATTTGGAAAAGGCATACAAAGAATTGGAAAGCAAACTTGGACAGAAAGAAGAGGAAGCTTCTGAAGATGTCAGCGAAACATCAGACGCTGATGTACCCGAGTCAGAAGCCCCTGCTTCCGAAGCCGCTCAGTTTATCCAAGAAGCCTCTGAAGAGTATTTCAGTAACGACAACCAGCTAAAACCTGAGACAGTTCAGAAGCTCAAAGAGATGCCTTCCGAGCAGCTCATTGATGCGTATCTTGAACTTCAAAAGAATGCATCGATTCAACCCCAGCAGATGTCCGATGCGGATGCCAATGCAATCCTGGCTTCTGTTGGAGGTGAGTCTGTTTATAATGAAACTCTTGCTTGGGCAGCAGACAACCTAAAGCCTGACGAGGTTGCTGCTTTTGATAATGTTATTAACAGTGGCAACAAAGACGCTATCTTCTTTGCTGTTCAATCTTTGAACCAGCGTTACCAAGATGCTGTTGGCTTTGAAGGTAAGCAAGTGTCTGGTAAGTCTGTGAAGAACGCTGTCGTCAAAGGGTTCCGTAGCCAAGCCGAACTGGCTCGTGCTATTAGTGACCCTCGGTATCGTACTGACCCTGCCTACCGTCTGGACATTCAAGAAAAACTGGCTGCAAGCGGCGATCTGCTGTAACGGATCGTGGGGACTGCAATGTCCCCCTGCCTCTTGAGGATGGGATAACCTCGTTAAAAACCCAGTCATGACTGGAGTATCGGCCCGCTGCGGTGGACACCCGATACAAAGGACAAACCCCACAACTAAATAACTTTTCCCGGGACACTCTTAATTTATAAACTCTTCAACACTTTAGACAAGTGACTGCAACCGTAACTCAACTAGGCCAGGTAAACCAGGCCGGTGCCGAACAGGCGCTATTCCTTAAACTCTTTACCGGCGAGGTCTACGAGGCCTTCCGTAATGCTACTATTGCCAAAGGTCTGGTCATGAACCGGACCCTGCGTAACGGCAACGAGGCACAATTCATCCACACCGGTCGCGTGACCGCCGGCTATCATACGCCTGGCACCGCGATCCTCGGCGCGGGTGATCCGAACGTGGCAGAGACCACCATCTCGATGGACGACCTGCTGGTCGCTTCCGCCTTCGTTGACAACCTCGACGAAGTTCTGGCACAATATGACATCCGCGGCCCTATCGCCCGTCAGATCGGCCAGAGCCTCGCAGAATTTTATGACCGCCGCATCTTCCGTGTGCTTGACCAAGCCGCTGAAACTGCTGCTGCTGTGACCGGCGAACCCGGTGGCTTCGAGGTGAACCTCGGTGCTGGTAACGAGTACAACGCTCAGGCTCTGGTTGATGGCTTCTTTGAAGCTGCTGCCCGCCTGGACGAAGTCGCAGCCCCTCAGGAGGGCCGCGTCGCAGTGCTCAGCCCTCGTCAGTATTATGCTCTGATCAGCCAGGTTGACACCAACATCCTCAACCGTGATCTGGGCGCTACCGGCGGTAGCCTGAACACCGGCGAAGGTCTTTATGAGATCGCTGGTATCAAGATCTACAAGTCCAACAACATTCCCTTCCTGGAGCGTTATGGCTCCGCTGCTGGCGAACTGATTGACGCCGCTGCTGTGGCAGGTGAGAACAACGCTTATGGCGTTCGTACCGACTTCACCAACTCCTGTGGTCTGATCTTCCACCGTGACGCTGCTGGTGTCGTTGAGGCTATTGGCCCCAGCGTGCAAACCACCGGTGCCGACACCAAGGTGATCTACCAAGGTGACGTGATCGTGGGTCGCCTTGCCTACGGCTGTGGCTCTGTCCGCACTGCCGTTGCTGGTGCTTTCCGTAACGTCTGATCTTTCTTTCATACGTTTTCTGTGGGGGTCCTTAGTGGCCCCCTTTTTCTTGCCCGATAATAATGACTACTAAACTCGAAGCAATCAACCAGATGCTTAGTGGCATCGGGCAAGCCCCGGTGGTAAGCCTTGATGTCGCTAACCCCGAAATCGCTATCGCTGTTGATATTCTTGAACAGGTCGATAGGGAAGTACAAGGTGAAGGCTGGCACTTCAACACCGAAGTCGCCTACCCGTTCATTGCTGACACGTCTGGCAACATCTCTGTGCCTTCTAACGTGCTTCAGATTTCGGATAACAAGTTTGCTAACAATCAGAAATACCAGACCGTATTGCGTGATGGCAAGCTCTACGATAAGATCAAGCACACCTACACGTTTACTGCCGGCTCAACCGTGAAGTGTGATGTGGTCTGGAAGTTTGACTTTGAGGACTTGCCTCAGGTCTTCCAGGATTACATTACGCAACGCTCTACCCGTGTCTTTGCTGGACGGGTCCTAGGTTCCCAAGAGATGGTAACCTTCAACGCTCAAGACGAGGCCCTTTTGAGGTCTAACTGCCTGGCCTATGACACCAGCAGTTCCGATGTGAATATCTTTGGTCAAGAAACTGGCCAGAATCTTTACATTAGTTATACTCCATTCCGCGCTATTGCTCGATAACTATGGCTGCTATCTCACAAAAACTTGTCGGCCTGGTGGGTGGGGTATCACAACAGCCAGACTCGCTGATGCTTCCAGGTCAGCTACGCGAGTGCGATAACTATTATCCAGATCCGACGTTCGGTCTTATCAAAAGGCCTGGTACTCAGTTTGTTCGTCGCATTGAAAACTCTGCCAGCGATGGTAGTTGGTTCTTTATTTGTAAAGGACTAGAAGAAAAACTATTACTACAGATTACACCAGCAGGTGTGGTAAAGGTATGGGACGCACAGAGCGGTGTCCAGCAGACTGTCAACGCTTTGTCTGCTTCTGCTACTACCTATGCCACCCACGTCAAAAGGTCTGACCTGGAGGTTCTCCAGATTAACGACTATGTGTTTGTGTTGAATCGTAGTATTACGGTAGAGGACGAGACTACAACCTCACCAGCACAAGATCCGTTTGGTTATGTGACGTTGCAAACAATTGCTTACGACACTACCTACCAAATCAAAATTGACGGAACTACTTTTACTTATAATACGCCTACTTCATCGGGTAGTTCTCTTAACGCCAACACAATTGTATCTGGCCTTGCTAGTAGTATTAACGGTAACCCTAATTATACAGCTACAGTTATCGCCAACTACATACACATTAAACGAGTTGATGGTGCTGATTTCAACTTAGAGGCTA